GCCGTAGATCAGCCAGTTGTTGCCGCCGATCTTCTCGACGGTCGCCACGCCGGGAGAGGCCAGGGTTCGCGCGCCGGTCGCGCCGCCGGGCACAGCGGTCAGCAACACACCGGGGGCGGGCGCGATCGTGACCACGCCTGCGCCGGGAGCGTTGACGATATGAACCACCCCACCCTGGTTGAACGGCGTCGCCTCGGCGGGGACCGTGTAGGTGTGGATGCCTGCGGTGTGCAGCACCGCGCGTCCGTTATCGACGAGGCCGAAGACGTAGTCGTTGTTCTGGGTGTTCGGCCAGAGCGCGCGGTAGCCCGCGCTCTCGGCGCTGCCGTCCTGCCGCTCGGTCAGGAGGTAGCCCAGGTTCGTCACGCCGACAGTCACCCCGAGGATGTTGCGGTTGGTCCAGCCGATGAAGACGTTGTCGCTCAGCTGGCCGATGCCGCCGCCCTGGTTGACCGGAGTGAAGCCCAGGTTCGCCAGCGCAGCGCCCGCCGCCAGCTTGACGGGGGTGACGTTGCCGTCGGCCAGCGCCGCCGCCCCCACCGACCCCAACGCGTACTTGCCGGAGGTGATCGTGTTGGCCGCGAGCATCCGCCCGGTCAGCGCGCCGTCGGGGATCAGCGTTGGGTCGGCGGGCTGGTCCTTGACCGCTTTCAGGGCTCCCGCCGTCAGGCGGTTCTCGATCTTCTCGCCCGCCGCCAGGGCGCGGGCTGTGGTGCCTTCCTGACCTCGCACCACAGTGAAGGTGTCCCCGGCCACGGAGTTGACCCGGACGATCTCGATCTGGTTGGCGTTGTTGACGATGGTCGCCATGAACCACTCGCCAGCACCCGGCGACGGACTGAACAGGGCTCCCTGACCACCGGTCAACGTCAACGCAGTCGCGGCGGCGCTGTAGCTGCCTGCCAGCGTGCCCGAAGCGTTGTTGTAGAACAGCGGTCCAGACATGGTCCTATCCGACCGTGACGGTCCACGTCACATTGAGCGTGTCACCCGCCGCCTTGTTGATGATGGCGAACAAAGTACGGCAAAGCTCCACCCCGCCACCGGCGGCGTTGAAGATGCCCGCCTCCTGCAGCGCCCCGGTGCCGACGCCCGGCCCGAACGTCGCGGTGTAGGTGACCACCATCCCGGCGACCGTGGTGTTGGTCAGCGCCACCCGGGCGATCTCGGCGGCCAGCCCGATGTCGCCGACGCCGACCGGGGTCGAGCCGGTGCCGACCGCCATGTGGGTGAAATGCGACGTCGTCGGCACCGCCTTCATGCGATCAGCGACGACACCCTTGCCTGCGGTCAGGACGAGGTTCTCGACGGTGGTGACCTCAAGGCTGCCGTCCTCGCGTTCGAGGCGAAGCTCAAGAGCACCGGTCAGCTTGGGGAGCGGGTAGCTCATCGGGTCACCTATCCAATCGTCACGGTCCAGCTGACATTCAGCGTGTCCCCGGCGGCCTTGTTGATCACCGCGAACACCACCCGCGCCAGCATGTTGCCCGCGTTCAGGGCGGGCAGGTTGAAGATGCCCGCCTCGACCAGGGCTCCGGTGCCGACGCCCGGGCCGAAGCTCGCCGCATAGGTGATCACCGCCCCGACCACATTGGTCGACGTCAGCGCGATCCTCGCCAGTTCGGCCTGCAGGTTGGTGTTGGCTCCGCTGACGGCCACAGCCCCGGTGCCGACCGACATGCTCACCGGGGCCGCCATCGTCTGCGTCGCAGGCATTCGTCCCGCGATGAGGGCTTTGCCGATGTCGACCACGAGGTTGTCGACCTCGACCTGCTGCTTCAGCAGGCCGCTCTCGTCGAGCAATTCCAGTTGCACGCGGCCGGTGATCGTGAGTGCGTCATCGAGCATCGTCATGGCTCCGGCGTCGCGGTGGGACGCTACCTGTTGGGGGGGTGGGGTGCAACATGACCTAGGTAAGCTCCAAGATTTCACCGAGCATGGTGTTGGAGTTCGGCAGCCACGTCACCGCAGACCCGTTGCCGTAGCTGCCGGAAGGCAAGTCAGCCACGACCGTGTTGACCGTGGGCGAGATGACCTGCGGCACGCGCACGGTCCACGGGGCGCTCGGCAGCTGGTTCTGGTTGTTCTGGCTGCAGACCGAGTAGGCGATCAGCTGGCGGCTGGCCGCGTTCTTGGTGATCCCAGGCACCACCAGCGCACCGCTGCCGCCTTGGGCGCGGGAGACCTGCGTGCAAACCGTTGGACCCGCGTAGACCAGCAGGGCGAACAGGCCGTTCCCGGCGCTATAATTCCACGTCACCCCGCTGGCGATGTCGGCCGCCGTCAGGATTTTCGTGAAGACCTGTTGCGGGTATCCCGTGGTCACCATGCTGAAGTTGCTGACCGTGTTCCATCCAGACGGCGGCGCACCGACGTTGCTGCGCGAGGCGATCAGGACCGCCAGCTGTCCGGCGCTGCATCCGGGGAAGGTGACCGCCTGAACCCCGGACGGGCCGGGCAGGTAGGACGTCGCCAGGATCAGGGTCGACGGCGCGACGATCACCGACGCCTCGCTCATGGCCACGCTGTCGGCGAACTGCATGTTGTAGGTATCGGTGTAGGCCGCGACCCCGTTCGGGAATGGCGCGTTCTGCACCACGAAGTTCGCCGCCCCATAGCGGGCCTTGCCGACGGTGTAGCGGAACTCGTCGAGGTAGCCGTTGAACGGCCGGTAGTAGCCGGTGAAGGCCGTCATCCCCAGCATGATCGTGCCGAGGGCCGACGAGGGTGCGATAACCGACCGTGTCATAGGCAGACTGGCGACCATCTGGCCGTCGTAGTGGAGGTAGCCCGTCATCCCGACCCGGCTCAGCGCGATATGGTGCCAACCGCCCTTGGCGATGGTGCCGGTGAACCCGTTGATGAAGTCGCCCGTGCCGTCCGCGTAGATGAACGACCCTTGGACGAAGGTGCCGGTCGTGTTGGCGTCGCCCGCCAGGAGAATTTGCCACCCTGCGAGCGGTGTTGCGGTGGGGTACAAGGCCACAAGACTGGCGATGCGGTTGCCGCTATTGTCCGGCGCGCTGTCGCCGTTCAGCCAGAAAAAGACCTCAGCGGTGAAGTCCTCTCCCATCGGGTAGTAGCGTTGACCTAGCGTGAACGGGAATTGGATGTTGCGGTTGTTGCCGTCGAAGAACATCGCCGGGGTCCCGCCCACGCCGATGCCTGCCGGGTACGAGCCGTCCAAGTGGGCGTTGCCTTTGCGGGCGCTGTCGAAGATCGCCGCGTTGGAGAACTCAAGCTTGATCGCGGTCGCGAGGCTAGAGCCGTCGGTCTTCGCCGTCGGCGGGGTGAAGTTGGACACGTAGTAGGCCGCACCCTTGCTGATGCGGACGTCAGCAATGTAGCCCTTGAAGTAGCGGTTGATCCCCGGCGCGGCGTCCCGGCCGAGCACCAGCGGACCGTTGGCCAGCACGTCCTGATCGTTCATCGTCTGGGTGACGCCGAGCACACCGTCGAGGAAGATGCGGGTCAGGGTGCCCACGCGGCAGATCGCGATGTGGTGCCACTTGCGCTGCGAGATGCCGCCCGCGACGACCGCGTCATAGGTCGAGCCCCCTGGGCCGACCTTCTCCAGATAGACCGCGTTCGACCCGGTGATCCCGGCCCCGCCGACCCCCTGCAGGTTGATGGTCCAGCCGCCGTGATGGACGTCCGTCGGATAGGTCGACAGGATGCAGGCCGTGCGGTCGCCGTTGTAGTCCGGCGGCGAGTTGTCGGTGATGTAGACCCAGCACTCGATGGTGAAGTCGGTGCCGGGCGGGAAGTGGAAGTGGTCGCTCTGCGGCGAGTACATGCTGTCCTGGCCGACCACGCCGAAGAAGGCCGATCCGCCGCCCGGGTAGCTGTCGAAGAACGTGTTCGACTGCACGAAGGGGCTAACCGTCCCCTGAAAGGGCAGCTGCAGAGAGGTCAGCACCGTCTTGTTGTACGGGCTGCTGTCGATCCATCCGAGATTGTTGCCGCCGTTGATCGCGTTCCCACCATCAAAGTGGAGCAGCATCATCACCTTGTCCCACATCGGGTCGAAGGCTTGGCCGTCGCCCATCGCCACGCTGTCGGCGAAGTTCAGCACCACCGTGCTCGTCGACGAGAACACGTCGCTGGTCACCATGCTGTCGGCGAGGCTGCGCGGCATGGTCAGGGCCGTGCCGAACACCTCGGTCATCGCCACGGCGTCGGCGTAGTTGACGGTGGCGGTGGTGCCCAGGATCAGGGTGATGTCGTCGGTGACGACCATCGGATCGGCGAACGCGCGGATGTAGGTGGCGGCGAACGTGAAGATGTCCGCCAGGGTCGCCGTATCCGCCGGAGCGCGCGTGAACCCGGTGTAGAGCGACACCTCGTCCGAGGTGAAGATCATCTCGTCGACCGGCCGCTCGTAGGTCACGGCGTAGACGAAGTCATCGTAGGTCAGCAGGGTGTCGCGGTAACGCGGCGGCGCGTCGTAGTCGACCCAGGTCGTCCACTGCAGGTCGACGTCCTTAAGCGTGGTGGCGAAGACCGCGTTCACCCGAACGCCTCCCGAAGCTCGAAGTCGACCGGCGCGAAGGCGGTGAAGGCCGAGCCCGGCCCGTAGTTCACCTCGATCTCGCCACGATAGCGGCCGGGCGCGAGGTTCAGCTGGCCCTGCAGGAAGCTGAACCGCACACGACCGCCGCTGCCGGGGGTCGGATACTCCGTCAGGTCGACGCCCTTGAGGTCCGCCTGCAGGGTGCCGGGCAGCAGTTCACCGGTCATCTGGAACAGCACCACGTCCTCGTCCCACGCCCGGAACTTCAGGAAGACGGTCGCCCCCGACAGGTCCACCGGCTCGTCCAACGGGACATCCGGCTGGCTCAGCTGGACGTAGACCTGGGGGCGCGTGTCGCCGACGACGAGATGGATGCGGCTCATACGAACGGCCTCATCTGCACGGACTGCACTGCCCGACCATGCTCGCGCATCCGCCGCGCCTTGGCCTCGCTGACCCCGGCGTAGAACTTCCCCCACAGCATCGGCGCGCTGTTGGGGTCGTAGTAGGGCTGCCCGGCCGTCTCCACCAGCCGGGCGCGGGCTCCGTAGGCCAGGGCCTCGGAGTAGTAGTTGAACACGCTGTCGTCGATCTCCTGGGCGTCCGGCGTGGGCTGCACCGCGACCAGCAGCTTCATGGCCCTGGGCGCGGCGATCTTGTCGTCGGGGCCGGGGACCAGGGTGATCTCGCCGGGCTCGAACTGCGTGACGTAGCGGGGCGTGCCGAGCAGGGTCGACCAGCGGGTGCCGAACAACTGGTCGAGCTTGTCCTTGGTGACGAACGTCATCGGGTAGGGGATGGTGTCGATCTCGACGCGCATCACCTGGGCCACGATGGTGTTCGGCATCACCTCGACTTCGTAGATCGACTGCCCGGCCACGAGGTCGACCGGCTCCAGCTGCTCCTGCTGCCAGAGGCTGTTCTTGTAGAACTCGATGCAGGCGAAGCGCGCGGCGACCACGGCGGCCGGGGTCGAGCAGTCGCGCACGAACGGCAGGATCAGGGGGGTCAGGTCGGCGATGGCGCTCATGCGGCGGCCCCCTTGTCACCGAAGTCGGTCGGCTGCATCTGCTTATTGGCGCTCTCGTCGAGGATCGAGGCGGTCGTCCCCTGCATGAACATCTGGAACAGGCTGAGGTAGGTCTGCGCCTTCTCGTTGCCTGCGCTGTAGTCGGTGTCCTTCTGGTGGGCGCGGAACATCACGTAGTCGAACAGGCCGGTCTGGTAGAGGTCCGGCACCGTCAGGGGGTCGGTGAGCGCCACGAAGTCCGGCGGCACGTGGGCGCGAGCGAGGTTGACGAACCCCGCGCCGGTCGATGGCGGGTAGACGTAGTAGATGCGCGGCTGCTTGGGGTCGTAGATGTAGTGCAGGGTCACGTCCGACCGGCGCGACGCGTGCCAGTTCGGGTCGGTCCGGTCCAAGTTCTCGCGGCTGACCACGGTGATCACCCGACCGGGCGTCAGACCGTCGAGGCCCATGTTCAGCTGGATGTCCATCAGCAGGAACCCGCCTGCGGGCAGCTGTTGCTGGGTGCCGACCACCAGCTTCTGGCTGTCGACCACCACCCCCAGCGACGGGTCCATCGCGACCATCGTCCGCTGGGCGTCGGAGAGCCACGCCAGAAGCTCCTCGTCAGTCCACCGCTTCGTCGCAAGCTCGTCGATCAGCTGCGTGCGGACCCGGGTGATGATCGTGTTGGCGGTGACGGACATGGGCTGCCCTCATGCAAGAGCGCCGGGGTGTTGTCGAACACCCCGGCGCACCTGTCCAGCGGGGGTCCTGCCTACTTGTCGACGAGGGCGATGGTCCAGCCGTCGGGCTTGATCATCTTCTTGCCGAACACGTTGAGGCCGCGGACCAGCTGCCCGAAGTCATTCGGGTTCTGCAGGCTCTCGGTCTTGGTGATCTGGGCGGCGAAGGTGAGCGCCGCCTGATGTCCGGCGATCAGCACCCGGCGCTTCACAGCGCCCGCGTTGGCCGACCCGTCCGGGTTCAGGCCAGCGGCGGCCTTCGGCAGCTGGTTCGACAGGTAGATCGTGAACCGGTCGATGACGCCCAGCTTGCCGTTGCGCAGGATGCTCTTGTCGTCCCCGGTCAGGTAAGCCTGTTGGAGGGGCGACTGCATCAGGCGCAGCCGGGTGGCGGGGTCGATGACCAGCCAGCGCTCGGTGTCGGGGATGTTCTGCTCGTCGAGCACCGAGGCCATCCCCAGGATCACGTCGAGGATTTTGGTCGGGGCGGTCGACAGGTCCACCGGGGCGGTGTCGGAGCCGAGCACGATCGCGCCGGAGATGATCCCGGCGGTGTTGCCCTTGTTGGCGGCCGCGCCGTTGTTGTACTCCTCCAGCAGGATTTGGCGGTCGATCGAGATCGCCATCTGCTTGGTGGCGTCGTCCGTGAACATGCCCATCAGGTTGGGCTTGGACTGGTACTCCAGCACGTCCGAGACGTTGACGCCGAAGTACTTCGCCTTGTCGATGGTCAGTTCGACGGTGTTGGGCACCGGAACTTGGTAGTTGAGGTTCTGCCCGATCGTGTAGTCGTTGATCGACATCGTCGGGATGTTGTTGATGATGATGCTGTCGCCCATCGACTTGATCTCGCCTTCGTAGGCGGTGTTGCTGATCTCGCCGAAGACGGTCGTCAGGTAGAACTTGACGTTCAGCTTGCCGGACCACAGCTGCGGAATGAACGTCCGCGAGTAGGCCGGGGTGGTGGCAAAGGGAGGTTGGACGGCAACGGGCATGGCTGCGGCTCACGCTGGAGGGCGGGGGAGAGCCCCCGCCCCAGCCCGTCCTAGCGGACGCGACCTTCGGCGAGAGCCCTGTCGATGTCAGCTTCGATGCGCGCAGCTTCTGCCGTGGAGCCGCGATACATCCCCCGGGCGAAGTCCTTGTAGAACTGGTCCATCTCAGCGACGGTCCAGACCTTCTTGCCATCGTCGGGGGTGATCACGGCGGCCGTGCGGGCTTGGCCGGGCGACACCAGAGTTGCGAGTTCGTCCTGCGGGTCGACGGGCGGTGGCGGAGGTGCGGGCGCAGGTGGTGTGGCCCCGAGGAACTGGTTGAAGACCTTGGCCGTCCGCTCCGCGTCGAACGCGAAGTAGGCGGTCTGCAGGATTTCGTTACGGAGCAGCCCGCTGAACTCGTCGGCCTGCATGAGCCAGTCCTTGAAGTCCTGGCGCGCGTCGACCTCGTCGTACGTCGGGACCAGCTTGGCCAAGTCGGTGAAGTACTTGGCCCGCCGCTCGTCCGTCACATTTCCTGCCACGGTCTCAACCTGGGTCGCCTGGGCCGCCATCTGCTTGCGCAGGTCAGCGATCTCGCCCTGCAGTCTGGCCTTCTCCCCCGCGTCGGTCTCAGCGACCACGCGGCGCATCAGGTCAATCAGGTCGTCTCCGTAGGTTTCGGTGTCCTCGTCCGTGATCAGCTTCGTCGCCGGGGGCGGAGGCGGGGCCGGGGGCGTCTCTGGTGTCGTCGGCGGAGTAGCGCTTAGCTCCTCGATCCTCTGCTGGAGAGCCGTGATCTGACCGCGAAGGGTCGGCACCTCGGCATTGTACTTCCCCTGCAGGGTCTGGAACTTGTGCTGCCAGTCGTCGACGGCCGGGGGCGGCTCGGGCGGCGGCTCTGCCGGGGGCTCGGGGGCTTCGGGGGGAGGTGCTGTCTCCTGGGCTGCCATCTCGGCGTCCAGGGCTTCCATCTCCGCCTGCTGCCGCTTAACGGCCTCGGGCACTCGATCTCGCATCTACGTCTCCAGCTGCAACTCGGGGCGGGGGCGGGTCCTGTGGGTGTCCGCCTGCCCTTAATGGTCAGCTATGCCAGCGGGACTTGCTTGCCCACCAGCGCCAGCATGGACCGCGCCTCTGTTGCGGTCTGCCGGAACTCCCGAAGGGTGGCGAGGCGGCCCCGAAGCTCATGCACGTCTGCGTTTTCACGCGCGCCCAACAGCCTCTTGGTGACGGCCTCGATCTCCGTCTGGAGTAGCTCGTCGACGTCGCGCCACCTCGGTGTCTCCACGAACTGCGCCAGGGCAGTGAGGGCTTCCGCAGTGGGCTTGGTCAACATTCGAGCGGACGATGCCGATCACCGCCGTCGATTGTCAATACGCCTCACGTCACGTTGGTGACCGGTGCGCCGTTCATCAGCGCCGAGGCGTCGCCCTGGGTGGCTCCGGGGCCGGGTGGTGTGCCGCCCTGCATACCCCCTTCGGCCGGGCTTCCACCCGGCGGCGGAGCGCCCGGCTGCTGCTGGGAGGCCAACGCCTGCGCAGCCTGCAGCTTCTGGCGCAGGGTGTCGGTGTCGGGGACCACCTTGTCGGTGTCCATCTGCAGGGTCTTGGCGGTCTCCCTGAGCACGGCGGCGCGGCCCTCGACGCCCATGATCTGCATGTCGACCGGGTTGGCGGTGGCGGCCAGGAACTCGGTGCGGCGCACCTGGGCGGCGTCGCGGGCGACGAGGTTGCTCGCCCCCTTGGCCACGATGGTGACGTCGCCCTTCAGTTCGGGGTCGGTCTCGTAGCGCATGTTGAAGTAGTACAGCCGCTGCAGCAGCGGCTCCATGATGTTGAGGTCGATGTTCTTGATCACCGTGGTGATCATCTTCCCCGCGTTGGTCATCAGCATCGACAGGCCGGACGCGGTGCGGCCAGCCCCGGCCGCCCGCCCGTCGCCAGTCATGTAGCGCGGGATGCCCGAGTACTCGTCGGCCATGGTGGTGAACTTGTCGAACAGCGCCATCAGGTCGGGCAGGGTCGACTGCGGCTGGAAGAAGCGGATCGGCGGGTCGCTCGTGCTGCCGCCCATCGGGTCGCTGTTCAGCTGCCAGATGCGCCACGGCTTCAGCTGGGTGATCTGTTCCCCGGGCGCGATGCGGTCGGTCAGGATGCCCACCTGGGGTCCGCTGGCCAGGGCCGCGTTGTTGATCATCGCCCGGCTGGCGGCGTTGCAGATGTCCTGCGGGTCCTTCACCAAGTCGGCGACGCTGTTGCCCCAGAAGTTGCCGGGCACGCGTTCGTAGGACGTGGCGTAGTAGGGGCGGCGCTTCAGCGGGTCGGGGTTCAGCGTCGCCTTGATGACGTAGGGGCCGATCAGCCACGCCTCGACCTGATACTCGTCGGTCGGCTTGGGGATTTGCCTGCGGCTCATCCCCCAATCGAGCAGCAGCCTGCCGGGCACCGAGCCCCAATACTGCAGCGCGTCGATCAGGCCGTCGTGGTTGGAGGCCAGTGACGCCGACGGCCGCCCGGCGGCGGCCTCTTGGTCGGTGTAGTCGTACAGCCACATCATCAGGCCGGAGGTGCTGTAGTTCTCCAGCACCATCTCGATCGCGCCGTTGTCGTAGCCGGGCACGTCGATCAGGTCCTGCAGGTCCTGGCGCGAGAGGCGGTGCTTCTCGATGAAGTCGCCGTTCTCGGGGTCGGTCGCGGCCGGGCTCGGGTAGACCTTGAACGGGTCGACCCGCTCCCACTGCTTGCACAGCTTGATCTGCACGACCGGCTCGCCGCCAGGACCCCAGGTCAGGTACGGCTTCATGCGGATCACCGGCCCCTTGATCACCGCCGTGGGGAAGGTGGTCAGGTCGTTGATGAACTCGTCCAGCGCGTCGAGGAACCCGCCCTCCAGCAGCTGGTCCTCCATCTTGTTGGCCATGCGCTCGACGCGCTTGTCGGCCTCCTGGCGCACCGCCTCCATGGCTTGGTCGCGCATCATCGACATCAGGTGGACCGTGGCCATCGGGTCCGGCGGCTGGCCGTCGCCCTGGGCGGCGGCCATCATCTGCTGCTTGATGGGACCCTTGGCGGCTTCCATGATCAGGTCGTTGATCACCGGCGGCAGGTCGGGGACGGGCGTCGCCTTGATCGACCACGGGCGATCCTCGCCGGTGGTCATCATCACGTCCCTGATCCACGCGGCGGCGGCGCGGCACTTCTGGCCGGTGATCCCGGCGAACACCTCGGAGCCGCCTTCTTCCCGGATGGCATTGAGCTTTTGAGGCGTGTAGACGCTGCGCCGGGCGCGCATGTTGTCGAGCATCCGCTGCTCGATGTCGCCCCAACGCTTGGCGTCGCGGGCGACCACGAACTTGTGGTGGATGTGTCCGGCGAGGCCGGTGATCAGCGGCATCCCCTGGCGCTGCTCGGCGGCGGCGCGGTCGTCATCGTCGCGCTGCTGCAGCGCGCCCAGGCTCATCGCCCGCATCCCGGGGTTCTGCAGGACGACGACGTTGTTGCCAGGGGTGGAGGCCGCCGCCGGGGCGGGCGCGGACCCGCCGATCGACGGCATCCCGTAGCCGGGGGTCATCGGGCCGGGGGTGAGGCCACCGCCGCCTGGGGTCAAACCGAGAGCCATGTCAGGTCCATCCCATCGCGCTCACTCGAACCACGGGCCGCGCCTGCTGTCGAGCGTTGACGGCCCCGCCCTGGTCGGCGTCGGCGTGCAGGCAGGCGTACTGGTCGGCGTCGGCGATGTGGCTGTGGTTGTTCTTCTCCGGGCTGTCCTCGTGCTCGCCAGATTTCTTGATCTTGTAGCGGTAGCCGCCCCGGTAGGCGGTGATCAGCGGCCGAGCGCCCTCCGGGCACAGCAGCCGGGCGGGGCCGCCGTCGATCTGCCTGTTCAAGAATTTCTCAACGGCCCCGACCCGGGCGGTGGTGACGTTGGTGCGCGCGGCGAACGCCTTGAGGCCGCTCGCCCGGACCATGTCGAAGCAGGTCCGCTCGTCCGTCTGCGCTCGCGCCTGACCGGCCGGGTCGCCGACCACGATGACCGGGAACCCCGGAAACTTCGAGGCCAGCAGCGGCTTGAGTTTGTTCTCCAAGAACCGCTGCACGCCCATGTTGTCCGAGGTGAGAGCGTCATAGGTGAGGAACCTCCCGCGCAGGTCCAGCTGGTTGATGGTGGCCGAGGGATTGAGCCCGAAGTCCATGCCGATGATCAGCGGCCGCTCGGACATGCGCACCGGGTTCAGGCGCTGCTTGGCGATGTGGAAGTCGGACCGGAACGTCCGGTAGACCGGCAGGCCCGCCAGTGACTTCCCGAACTTGGCGTGGACGTACACGTCGATCCAGTCTTCTCCCTTACCTTTCATGAGGTTGGGATAGTAATCTTGAGGCAGGTACTCCAGCCAGTCGGCCTCGGGACTGAGGCCACTTGGCTGGATGTGGACGCCGACATTGTCCGGCGGGTCGTTGAGCAGAAGCTCCCAGGCGGTCTCCATGTCGGGCGGGTTGGACGCGCCCCAGATGTGCTTGTTCTCCGCACCGCTG